GTATAGGCCTTGGCCTGTTCAGCCACAGACTTATACTTTGCCTTCAAGAAATCAGGCCTTGGGCCTTCTCCGGGCTTTCCTTCATCGAAGTACCAAGGGCCTTCTGTCATGTTGTTAGCTCCGTTATCATTTGAGCGTGCATATCTGACATTTGTTTCACAGTTCTAATACAGTCCCTGAACCCTTCCCAGTAGATTGATAACTGTTCAACGCCCGTTTGTGATGGATTGTATAGTGTTTGCAGCATGAATTTGTTTTCAAACTCTTTCAACCATTCTTTTCCTGAATCAGATTGCAACATCATGTAACAAATCTTTTGAAGCTTCATTACTTCTTGTGCATGTTTGTTTTGAAGATTTCGAGCTTGTGAAGCTGCATAATCTTCGTAAGGGTTTTCCACTTTTAAAAATGGATTATCTTTAGGTTGGTTGTCCTGGTTGCTGTTCGATTCCATTCTGTGCGGCCTCCATATTTAAATTTTCAAGTTCATTCATTTCATTGGCCTTTTGCTCTAACAACTGTTCCATTTCTTCCTCAGAGTTTATTAGGCTTGGATCAACATGGAACTTGTTGGCCAACCATATAGGCAATTTAGCGGGCTTTATATACATCTTAGCCTCTTCCTCGCCTACAATCCCCTGTAGACACTGATAATAAGTCAAGAATGTTTTAACATCTTGGCTTGATTGTTCAACTACTAATGGCGACTTATATTTTAATTGTATCTGTCGTCCATTAATTATTAGAGGTTCCATTAATCCGCGTTTTTGTAGTATATAAATACAACGCTGAACTAATTTAGATAAATATTCTTGTTGCAAACGTGTAAATGCAGGCCCAATTTCTTCAGCTAAATTGTTTTGTCTTATGTTTAATTCTGTTGCGGTTCGTGTTGGCTTATCTCTAATACTTTCTAATGGATTAGCGAACATCAGGTTGTTAATTTGTATACGTAAATCCTGAGCTGTTAACTGTAGGAACTGGGGATTAGCGGTATCTGGCATCGGTTGTAATGGGAATTGGCCAGAGCTATTCGGGGCTATAGGAATGATTGTATTAGGCTGTAGGGCGAAAGTCCATGGATTAAATACTCCGTCAGACCAAGCCATAATAGGCTTAGCGCAATTGAGGTTAGCAGTAACCAGCTCAATCCGAAAGAGTTCATTAAGCGAGAGCAGTGAGGGCAAGGCATTCTGAATCGGTCCACGTCCGTAGGTTTCATTGTTGATCTTGCTCCATCTAAATATAACCCATGGGCTGATGGGTTCCTCTTGCTCAAGCAAGATGTCGGAATCGACCCAGAGGACGTACTTGTACGGAAGTCTGTCGCCGTGTACATAAATAACCCCTTCATAAAGATTTTTGGTTGTTGCGTTTGGGTCTACCTCAAGCATCGAAGTCATCCAGCCAGGCAATATTGCCTTCGGCCACATGATTTGTATCTCTGATATCTTGGTCTCTTCCCAAAACCGATAAGCTGACTCAATGTAACCATTTATTGACTCTTCAAAGCATACACGACTTAATGGGATTGAATAAAACTTTAGGGGTTGATCGTCTGTGTCACCCTCATTAACGCATAGTACAGCGGTTCCTACTGCTAGGTCATAATAACATTCGTTGGCCGCTAAATCAAAGTTGGAACTACGTATAAAGTTAAATAGTATTTCTGTTTGTTCTTGTAGTATCTTATTAATCTCTATTATTTTATCTTCTGGGATATCAGTTCCAGCATCTAGAAAAGCCCAGTTTTGTTGAGGGGGTGTCAATGCCATATGAATTTTGGATACAAAGTTGTTCGTCGCAGAAACCCCAGTTGTATCGTAAACTTTGGCGTTCTTTTGCGCTCCCTGTAACTGGTTGGTGTAATAGTACAGGTCACGATAAGGGATGCAGTAGTGATAGCAAGCCTGAAGTAACGAGATCCATTGTGTATAGATTGAATATGCACGCCTGAATCTACGCTTGTAATATTCTAACTTCGACATTGAATGAGCCATCGGATATCCTTATCCTAGTGAGCCACTGGCAGCCCCTACATTAGTTGTTTGAGCTTCTGTAAAGATGCCTCCCTGGCGACGAGCTCTATTGCTTCTTAACAAACCTTCTCTGGTTCGATTCTGAGACTCTGCAAGCTCCGTTTGACGCTTTGTGTGTTCTGCTTCGATAGAACGCTGTTGAGCGCCCAGAGCCTCTTGATAGTCTCTTAATTGTTGGCTTGATTGGGCTTCTTGGGCTGCATGTTGTCTATTTGCCGCTCCGCTATCCATCCCGAATATCGAACCAACAATGCTACCCACACCCCTAACAACGCTTTTAACTACTTTACCCATTTTGAAACCTCCATTACGCCTCTTTCCATCAACCAACTAGGGTTGGATTGTGTAAGAGCTTCGTACAATCCTTGTGGCGTGATGCAACCGAGATCTATCCCCGCCATATATTGTATAAGTGTAGAACAGGTTTGAAAGGTTGGCTTGACCAATTTATTTTTATTGTTTCTAGGACGAGTTTTTACATAAATTACGGTGAAGTTTTCCTCTACTTCGAATGGAAAAGTAATAAGTTCAAGCGAGCCTTGAGAGAAGAGTGGCTCAAACTTAATCATCTCTGTTTCTGATATAAACTCAGCAACAAACGAATGGCTAAAGAGAGATAATTTCTTAGCCCAAAATCCTGTTGTAGTACCAAAGAAAAATAGGAACTCCCTATCCTTCGAGATTAAGCCACACGTAGATTGTATTTGTGTCTTCGTCATTAACATCATCCCTGTTTAATGTAAACACAACTTTAGGTTTTGGTCGTAGCATTGAAGCAAGCTTCTTAATGCGTGCTTTAAGGCTCATTTTTACCGCTTGCAATACTTCTAACAGCAGCCATAAATCCTTTTTGAGTGTCTGTAATAGATATATTTAGCCACCTTAAATCTACGTTTACAAATGAATCTACTCTAATTCTTTCAATTAAACATAATATTTCTTCTTCTTTTTCTTTCAAAAGATTAATTAGATAAACATGATTATCTGACAAAGGCTTGTATCCGATTATATCTGACATAATTACTCCTATTTGTTACGTGGGGTCATATTTTTGATGTCTGACTGTATATTTTGCAATAAATTCTGTGCTGCTTTATCATTCCCTGTAGCAACAAGATTTGTATAATCATTCATCATACGTTTTATTTTCTGTTTGTCATCACTTCTAAATACAACTTGTGGTTCGTCAGACATTTAATAAATCCTCCAATTCATCTAAGCGTTTACGTAATACGTCTAGCTCTTCTACTTTCATGCAGGAGTTTAAGAAGTTTGTAACATAGGTAATCTCTGAACCTGTTAATAGGCCATTTGTGATCGCTTTAGATATAGCTATCTCTTTATCTTTTATTGTCATGGCATCGCCTAGCCCTGGCACTTCAACGGCTCTGTGTTCAGAGTGTCGGAATCGGTTACGCATAACCATTGACCAAAGAGTATTGTTAAATGAGGGGTCAATAATTCCGTAGGCTGCTTTTTCTTTCCACCAGAGCAAAGCCATTTCTTTAGCATATAGGTACGATTCGCCAAACTCTTTATACTTCTTAACCCAGGTGTAGAACTGGTCACGATGCACTTCAGCCGCGTAACAGAAGGCTTCAATGTCTTTACCTTCTAAGAACAGAAGTAAAAGCAATTGAGGATGAAGGTCTGGTTTATATTTAGAGGGTCTGCCTGTTTTGATTTGGGCAACGATGCGATCTGCTTTTTCCACATTGTCGTCAGTGAATTTCAGATCGTGAAATCTTTTGTAGTCTTTGTCCATGCCTACCTTTTTAAGTTGTCGTAAAATGAAAGTAAACTAACAGTTAGTTCAATACAGCCATAATGTCAACCTAGTGAGATAAAATTATAGGTGATATTTCCTCTTTAATATTAACTATGGGATAGATTTTGTCCAGGTCATGAATAACGCCGGGACATTGGCAGGTGTGATCATAAGTGAGACAGGTTATCTTTTCGTCGAATGTGCCGCGCTTAGCACCCTTAGTCCATACACATTCTTGATTACATTCATGGCATATATAGCGGGCAACATCTGCTTTGTGCTCCTTAATGACCTCTGACATAGTTATCACTCCTTTGGTAACGGTCTTTAGTTTTTAAGTTTCTTGAACTATCTTGAGATTATATACCAGTCACGGAGTAATTTTAATGAAAAAGTTTATATTGTCACTTTGTATCTCTCTTTTAATTATATTGAGCAAATTAGAAGCCCAAGAATATACCCATGAGCCATATATCGTTGGGTCTTTCAAGCATCACACAATGAAGCATCAAAAAGGTTTTGGTGACGGTCAATTTAAGCAGGCTATACCTGGTATTGAATTGTGTCTAGGTACCAAAATCTATCCTGGGCTTGAAATTGAGGCTGGGTCGCACTTATCCCATCGGGCTGGACAAGGTGATAATAAAAGCAAGGTAGTTTCTACTTTCGGAAGGGCGATTGGGAGTATGGAATTCTATGACGGTGTTGATTTTCTGATTGGTGGCGGACTATCCATGACTAACTTTGATTACTCTCCTGCTGGAAAGGATTCAATAATTGTTAGGAAAATTGTTCCCCATATTATGATAGGGGCTAAGCTTAAATTTACAGATTGGCTGACACTACGGCCAATGCTATCCCTCGAAGGAACTAAAAATAAGAAGCACCAAAGCATCAGACAGAGCCACGCACATGC